CATATGGCCCAATAACTTTTGAAATATCTTTAGAAGATGTCATTGCAGCAAAATAGATTGTTTCAAAAATATCTGTCTGTAACTTATCAGCCTCTTCACTTTCAAACGGCATGTTTAGCATGCAGAAAATATCTGCTAAACCTTGAATCCCTAAACCAATTGGCCTGTGTTTAAAGTTAGAGTTTTTAGTTTCTTCTGTTGGATAAAAATTTAAATCAATTACGTTGTTTAAGTTTTTAACAACTTGGTAAGTGTAATCATAAAGTAAATTATGATTGAATTCACCATCAACAATATATTTTGGTAATGCAATAGATGCTAAATTACAAACAGCTTGTTCTGTTGGAGAACTGTACTCAATGATTTCTGTACATAAATTTGAAGATTTAATTGTACCTAAATTCTTTTGATTTGATTTATTGTTCGCTGGATCCTTATATAACATATATGGGGTACCAGTTTCAATCTGCGCTGTTAAAATCGCATCCATTAATTTTCTAGCTTTGATAGTTTTTCTACCTAAACCTTGTTGTTCATATGATTCATATAAACGAGTAAATGCTTTATCTTCCGGTGAATCATAAGCGTCAGATAATCCTGGTGCTTCATCAGGTGAAAATAACGTCCAATCACCATCAGCCTCAACACGTTGCATAAATAAATCAGGAGTCCACATTGCTAAAAATAAATCACGAGCGCGTAATTCTTCTTTACCATGGTTTTTTCTTAAATCGATAAACTCCATAACATCTGCATGCCAAGGTTCTAAGTAAACTGCAAACGAACCTTTTCTTTTACCACCTTGATTAATCCATCGTGCAACTTCATTGTACGTTTTCATCATTGGTAATAAACCATCAGACATACCGCCTGTACCTTTAATATAGGCTCCCTTAGCACGAACGTCGTGAACATGAAGTCCAATGCCTCCAGCCCATTTAGAGATCTTAGCAACGTCTTTAATGGTGTCAAATAAACCATCAATATCATCACCCTTGTTACCAATTAAAAAACATGATGACATTTGTGCTCTGCGTGTTCCAGCATTAAATAATGTTGGCGTTGCGTGTGTATAGAAATGTTGAGATAAATCATCATAAATACGAAGAGCTTCTTTGATGTCGCCCTTACAAATACCTACAGCTACTCTCATGTATAGATATTGAGGTCTTTCAGCAACTCTATCACCGATCTTAAGTAAATAAGAACGTTCTAGTGTTTTAAATCCAAAATAATCAAAATCAAAATCTCTATCAATAACGATAGCGCCGTCTAACACTTCTTTATTTTCCATCACAAATTTGTAAACATCATCATCAATTAATGATGACTCTTTATTTGTTTTTGGTTCAACGAAAGAATAAAGTTCTTTGATTGTTTGTGAGAACTTTTTATGTGTTGTTTTGTGTAAATTAGTTACAGCCAAACGACCTGCTAATCTAGCATAGTCTGGATGAACGGTAGTCATTGATGCTGCAGTTTCCGCAGCAAGTGTGTCTAATTCAGTTGTTGAAATTCCATCATATATCCCCTGTGTTACTTTCAAGGTAATTAATGTTGGGTCAATATAATCTAGATTCAAATCGCCACACAAAGCACTAATTCTTCGTGTGATTTTATCATATTTCATTTCCTCTAGGGAACCGCTTCTTTTTAATACTTTCATTTTTATTCTATTCTGTTATGTTAAAAATCAACCTCACCAAATGCAGAGTCTAAATCTTCTGCACCGTTATTTACTCCTGCTTTTTGATATTCAGCAACTCTTTTTTCAAAGAAATTTGTTTTACCTTGTAACGCAATGTTTTGCATAAAATCAAACGGGTTTTCTGAATTGTAAACTTTCGGAACGCCTAAAGCAACTAATAATCTGTCAGTAACAAATTCTAAGTACTGAGCCATTAAATCTGAATTCATACCAATTAATCTAACTGGTAAAGCTTCAAGGATAAATTCTTTTTCAATTTCCAACGCACCACAAATAATTTCTTTAATACGTTCGTGAGAAATTTTATTTTCAATATGGTTGTTGAACAAATGACATGCATAGTCACAGTGCATACCCTCGTCTCTTGAAATCAATTCATTAGAAAAAGTTAAACCTGGCATTAAACCACGTTTCTTTAACCAGAAAATTGAACAGAATGATCCAGAAAAGAAAATACCTTCAACGGCAGCAAAAGCAACTAAACGATCAACGAATGATTCTGAATTAATCCACTTAATCGCCCAATCAGCTTTCTTTTTAATTGCTGGGATAGTGTCAATCGCATTAAACAATCTATTTTGTTCTTCTTTATCTTTAATATAGGAATCAATCAATAATGAATATGTTTCACTATGAATGTTTTCCATCATGATTTGGAACCCATAGAAAAATTTAGCCTCAGGATACTGCACCTCATTCACAAAGTTCATTGCTAGATTTTCATTAACAATACCATCAGATGCTGCGAAAAATGCTAATACGTGTTTAACAAAATGTTGTTCATCGGCATTCAATTTATTATCCCAGTCATATGTGTCTTGTTGCAAATCAATTTCTTCAGCGGTCCAAAAACACGCTTCTTGTTGCTTATAAAACTTCCATAAATCATGGTGTTTAATTGGGAATAATACGAATCTTCCTGGATTGTCTGTTAGGATTTGTTCTTTCATGTTTTTTTTATTGTTCTGTTTTTAATGATTTTCTTACTTCGTTTTGAACTCTTTCTTTATTTTCTAAAGCTCTACGAATTCTATCCTTAGTTTCTTCTTCTTTATTTTCTCTATGACCAAGAAGAGTGTTTTGGAAGTCGGTATCAATATTAAGGTATTCGTTATCAAATTTACAATTATTGAATACCACACCATCTCTACCAATTCTAGATTTTAAAAGAGTTAAAGTAGCTAAGTTATGTTCTTTTTGTTCAAGTGTTTTACCAATTGACATAACAACGTGCCCAATTTGTGCTTTCTTAATAGAACCACCCATTTGATCTGTTGTTACAACTTCAGATGAGATCGATTCACGATTACCTTGAGTTGCGGTCCATATTGCGATATCAAATTCAGACGTCATAGCCTCCAAAGCTCTCATGATTGAACCTTCACCTTTCCATTCTTCCCCAAAGGTACTTCTTTCTGGTGAAATACAATCAATATAATCCAAAGTTAATAAATCAATTTTAAAACCGTCTGCCATTAACTTTCTTAATTTTGATTTAATAGAGCTAATTGTAACAGAATCACTAGGCAATTTTAATAATCTAAGTTGACCCTTTTGTCCAGCCTGAGCCTCTTCAACCAAAGCCATAGTCTTTTCTGGTTCCAACACTTGATCGTCTGGGGAAATACCAGTCCAAATTGTATAGTGTTTTTTCTTAATGTTGTTAATATTGTCTTCAAAGAAAATTTGAACCACATTAGCACCAGTGTTATATGCGGTATTAGAAAACTTAGTTAACAAAGTGGTCTTACCTGTTCCTGTTGGTGCTAATACGACACCAAGTTCACCTCTACCTAAACCACCTTTTAATAGGTTATCAATACCTACGATACCAGTTGGTATCGGGGATCTCGAATCAGCCTTTAGCGCATCTCCAATGTTATCAAACACATCTTGTAATTCGTCGTTAGTGATACCTACCTGTAAGGCTTTTTGAATGATATTTTCAATTTTATGGTATTCTTCGAACTCTCCATTAATTGTGATTGATTCAACCTCCTTGATAGCTTTCTTTAGTACCTGTTGCTTACAAAAATTAACAGCTTTTTCTTTTGTAAAGCTGATATCACCACCAGCCATATCGTGGTTCTTGATATTTTCGATTGTATCAATATTTGATCTTAATAC